AGCTCATAGCCTTCTCGCAATCTTGCTGAAATATTTTTCATATCATCAAAACCACGGACTTCAGCACGAATCCAACGATGTTTAAACCCTTCTGGTGCAGGCGGTGCGTCCAACATGGACGGGGGAGCCCAAGGCTTACGAGTTCCTTGTTTTTCCCGTGACGCTGCATTACGTGAGGCGCGTTTAATGCCTTCAAAGCCTTTTTTCTCTTCCGACATGTCCATCACTCCTTCACGTATTTCGCGTATTCTTCAAGCGGCACTCCCAACTTTTTAGCAATGGCAACTTGGGTCTGGGAGAGTCGAACCCTTTTGCCGCGCCCAGATGAACTGGAGCGTGAAACGCCAGCCACAGCCTGAGTAGGTCTACGACTAGCTGATTGCTCTTCTCCAAATTTATGCGGAAACTCCCGCTTAATTCTGGAATCTAGCTCAGTATAATAGTCATCACTCTGAGGATCAAATCCTTCATCCTCAATCAATTTTTTATGTATTCCAAACGCGGCAAACGTCATTGCCTCGTCTTGACCAAACCAAGCGTTACGGCCCGCCCAATCTTCGGCCTTAGCATCAGGTCTAACCGGTTGTTGAGGCTGTTGGGGCTGTTGATAAGCCTGTGGTTGTTGATATTGCTGGTCTTGTGACGTCTGTTGGTAAGCTTGCGCTTGCCGTTGCGCGGCAGAATAGTTGTTTGCGGCCACAGAAACGTCTGTAAGGGCTTTTTGTGCGGCGACGGTGCCGTCCGCGTCCCCAAGCTCTACCGCACGTTTTAGAGCCGCCTCTGCTTGCTGTTGCTGTAACGCCAAACGGTTGCCATATTCAGACATGTACCCTTGGTCTAAATTTTCCATCCGTTGACGAAGCTGTTGAGCCTCGCTTTGGACATTTTTGGCGTAAACCAGAGCTTCTTCTCGCTCTCGCTCCGCGTCTCGCATTTTTTTAGTTAGACGGTTGATGCGTTTTTGCACAGATTCACTGTACTGCTCCATTTCCGCCTCTGCCCCTGGGGCCGAGTCTTCTGAAACAGAGACTTCCGCGACTTCTTGAGTGCTTTCTTCTTCCGAAGCAGGGACTTCTACCTCTGTTTCCTCTGCATCACCCACTTCTAGCTCAAATTGAGCGTTTTCCGCAGCATTTGCCATGCTGATTACCCTCCTTACAGACTAAGAATATCTTCGGGATCGTCAATAACAGCAAGAATCTCATCATCATTCAAGATCCTGCACTCGCCACCCTCTATGCGAAACCGAGAACCCGCATAACGAGCAAAAATAACCCATTGTTTTTCTTGGCACCAAGGCCCGTCTGGGAATTTTTCCTCGTCTTTGTAACAAAGAGAGCCTTGTTTTACGACATACCCCACCACCGTTTGTATTTGAGTGTCATCTAACACTTTAGTGGGGATGTAAATGCCGCCATCTGTGGTTTCTTTACCACGATAGGGCAAGATAAGCATTCTCCACCCGGTAGGCGTGGGCATTCTGTCCAGCAAACTTTTATCCATAGCCGCTGGATCAAGAACTTTTGGTTGAGGGGCTTTGTATAAGCTTTTTATGCCTTCTTCAGCACTTTCAAGATCGACTGTTTCCGCTAAATCAGTCATTTAGTTGCTCCTGTTGTTCTAGCAGGCCCGAGAGTTCCTGTGCAATATGGTTCAAAGCAGATATTTCACCCATCAGGTGTTGATACTGCTCCATCGATTTAACTTGGTTGTTTTCCAATAACTCTAATATTTGAGTTCTTCTTTCCTTTATCAGTCTTTGAATAAACTGAACAAGTTGTAATACGTCCAAGATGCGCTCCGTCTTAGATTATCGTATCTATATACCATTAGGTTATATACGATGCAAGCTAATACGTCCACATTACAGGGCTAGTAGTGCGAATATCAACATGCACAAACGTTTTTGCAACGCCTATGCCACCAAATCCTAGCTTTAACGCTTCCTCAACAATTTTACGACGTTCTATGCCGTTGTCCGCGTGAATATCTGCGGCAATGCCTTGAGCGTGAGTCCCCGGTTTGATTTTTGCTTTTTCTATGGTGTGCTTTGGCGACCTGTACCCAGAGGTTATATGAAAAGGAAAATTACAAATTTCACGAAGTTCGTCTAATCTACGAATAAGTTCCGGCGATATTTTGTTTTCACCAGTTTCAGAACAAGAAAACTCTTCTTCTTTAAAATATTTGTAACTCATTCTTTTTTGCCAAGAAACAACCCAAAAGCCCCTGTAAGTGCGCCGGTCATTACACTGACTAAAGCAGCCTGTTCCGGATTAGGGTCAGGCAAAGACATAAACCACTCTATGGTGCGATACGTCATGCCTATCATGGCAAACATCAACAGCCTTGGAATAATGCGCCATGCGTTTAATTGCTCTGGCGTCATTTTTCTCTAGCAATCGACTTAGTTTTTTCAAACGTGCGTAGTCCACCCAACCCGAGCATCCCAAGAAGCACGGTCAAAAGGCTTTCCATCTCAAAGATAGGGAGGTCAGGGGTCTCCACACCAGCAACTGCAATGCCAAAAACGACAAGAGGCTGGCCAACAAAGTGCCAAGCCAAAGCAACGCCGCAAGTCCACCCAACAAATGGCCTCCAGCCTGCGACAAACATTGACTTATGCGCCGCTTCAGCCTTATTAATTTCCAACTGGCCCTTGGCAAGCTCCTGTGCGTGTCGTTCAGACATAGTTGCAATTTCATGTGCCAGCCTTGCTTTTTCGTCAGCGTCCGGTATGAATTTGTCTAGTAGCCCTGTTACGGGGCCGATCAGAGCCTGTAGCATTAAAAAATGCCTCCAGCCTGCCCTGTGCCTGCCCCTCTGTATGCTCCTATCATATTTCCTTGAGCATTATACAAATTGCCATCACTCCCTTGAGGGGCACGAACCGGAGAAGTGGCTGGGATTGGCTCACCCGCGTATGCCACATTGCTTGCGGTTTGAGGCATAGTGGGCAGTTCTGGTTCATATCCCGCATCTGCTACATAGCTTGCGGTTGTGGGCATAGCGGGCGGTTCTGGTTCATATCCCGCATCTGCTACATAGCTTGCGGTTTCTATTTGCTGTCTCGGTTGTGGCCGATTAAAACCAAAGCCCCCTCCGTACGGATTAAATTGCTGCGGCATCATTTGAGGTTGAAACATCTGACCACCAAAACCTCCTCCGTACGGATTAAATTGTTGCGGCATTATTTGGGGTTGGAACATCTGACCACCAAAACCCCTTCCGTACGGATTGAATTGTTGGAACATCTGACCACCAAAACCCCTTCCGTACGGATTGAATTGTTGCGGCATCATTTGAGGTTGGAACATTTGGGGTTGGAACATTTGGGGTTGGAACATTTGACCCCCAAAACCACCCCCGTAATTGTTGAAAAAGGCACCAATTCCACCGCCAGCATACGGGTTTTGTCTAAAAAACATTGATGCCTGTTGTGACGGAAAAAAAGCTGGTTCTGGCGTAGGGGCCGGAATAGGGATGTTTGGCCTAATTTGCGGTGTCGCCTGACCTACTGGAGCGGCCATGCGACGGATGGGGTTGGCAAACGGAGAATCGTAAGCGATTCGCATAATTTATTACCTACGCGCTAGTAAAACGCGAACCCCGTAACGCAGCACCCATGCCTCGTTTCGTGCCCGTGGTTACTTTGGCAAACATAGTATCCGGAGTTTTCTCCTCCTTAGCCGAAGCATACGGAATAGAACCTTGTCCTTGGATGTCTGCCCTATTTACAGGAGCAGGTGGGTTTTTTGGTGGAGCGCCATTTACTTTGACTGTCATTTTACTGCCCTCTTTTTAACAATTCACGTTGCATAGCGGCATCAATACGTGCCTGCGTCTGACGCTCTTGGCTAGCAAGCCTCTGCTGGAACTCAGTAGCCTTATTTTGCATACGTTGCTGGTCAAGTTGCAACTCCGCTTGATCCATCTGAGCGTCCTGCTGCATCTGCTGCTGATCCAACTGAAGCTCTTGTTGCTTCAATTGTATCAAAGGATCGGGACCCTGCCCTTGACCACTAATTTGTGCAGAAAGCTGCTTCAACTTCTGGAACTCTTCCGCATTTATCCGTGCCGTCATGGCCTCTAGTTCAAGCTCTTGTTCTGGTGTCAAGGGTTGACCATTGGTTTGTTGAAGCATCTGCGCTGTAGCCAACTCCTGGGATTTAATTTTTACATGCTCAAGAACGTGCTTTTGTAGATTAATTAAGACTTGTGGAAGAGCCTGAAGCAAGGGTGATGTGGCAAAAATTAAATGAGACATAATGTGAGCGTCGTGGTCTTGCCCCTCAAATGCCTTCAATTGCACCATGTTTAATGCGTCAATGTTTTCTTGCGCCGGGTCTTTTGGTATCGGATCTTCCGATGACGGGGCAATCAATATCTTATCGATATCATTGACCCCCAGCGCCTCATACATACGGCGATACGCCTCGTGCATATCATGCATTTGCGGGGCTTGCATGGCCATCTCAAGCTGAGACTGCGCCATTGCTATACGTTGAGCCTGCGAAAAAGTGTTTGGGTTGGAGACAGGTATAACATCTACGCGATCATCAAAGTCTTCTCGCATGATCGTACGATCACCACCCGATACGGCATATGGGTACTCTTGCGGCAGATACTCCGACATTACCCGAGCCAACAGCCTGAACTCTTGCTTCATGCTGTAGTGCAGCCGCTTATGGACCGCACTCATGACCCGTGAGCCCTGTTCCAACAACGCTACTGTAGTGCCCACAGCAGCCTGTTGATTGCCGTCCCCTACCTTCATGTCGGTTATGGTGGCAAAACGCCGTCCTGCGTCCACCACGAAGCCCAGAAGCTGCATCAAGGTGCCGTCCGGCCCCTTAAACGGTAAAGGCATCAAAGAATCACGAATCGCGCCACCCGGTGCGTCTACATCTCTAAACTCACCCGGTTGCAAAGGCTCTTCATCATCGCGTACCCGTAGACCCCTAGCCTTGAAACCCGCAGGTAGATTGGACAAAGTTCCCGCATCAATAAGCTGACGCAACGCCGCGGTGGCCGTTCTGGACAAACCACCAATCGTGTGGATCAAACCAAGGCCATAAAAGCCAAAGCCCGGCAAAAACTTGTAATGAACAAAATATTGTATCTTTTTCTTACGGTCATCATCTTCCTTAAAATTGCGCCTAATTGACAAGACCTGACCGTTATCTTCGCTTATCGTGACGATATACGGGATTTTTATACCCGTTGGCTCGCCATCTTCCCCCATGTCCTCAAAACCAGACAAATCCAAATTAACATGGCACTCCAAAAGAGTGCAGTCATAATCCAGATTACTGGGCTCCATGCCCTCCAATTTATCCAACTCACCTGAAATCTGACCGTCGTTAGACTGCGATGGAATAACCGGGATGTCTCTATAGAACCCCATGACCTGTCTGATTCGCAGGTCATTCAAAGACATTTTTACAACCTGCGTGATGTTTTCACACGAATCAAGGTCCGTGGCACCATAGGGAACCACAATGTCCTCTGCCGGGACAAACTTGCTTACCGCCCGGTTAATCGCCTCGTCAAAGTACACTTTTTTGAAAGTAGACCCCGCCAAAGGCAAGTAAAACAACATCTGATCAAACTCAGGGGTGTACTCGTCCATCACATTCGTGATGTAGTAGTTCATAAACTCTTTGACACGAAACGCCTGCGCCTCATTGCTTTTGGTCTTCTCCCCCACAACAGAGGTGCGAACAGGACCAGAAGACGGCAAAAGCTCATTAAACGCCTGCGCCTGAAACTGCGTGGCAGCCTCTGCAAGCAAGGGGTGTGTCACACCCGTAGCGCCACGAAAAGGCATCGTGCGCTCTTCATAGTTGTAGCCCAGAAGCTCCAACCCCTTGGAATAAGCGTCTTCCCACTCAGAACGAGAGGATTTGTTAGACTCAAAGTCCTCCAGTAGCCTAGAAGAAAGGGCTCCAAGCTCCCGGTCATCTAGCTCTTCTGCTAGGTTGCCATAAAAATCGCCGCTGCTTAGTCCCATCATCGCCATGGGATCAAGATCAACAATGACACCCCCATCATCCTGGGGCTCAATCTCTATGCCTTCTGGCAAAATATCATTAACAGAACCCACAAAAGTGCCGGGAGCCGCGATCTCTATATCAAGCTCCATCTCAGCTTCACTTATGTCAGGGGATGCTGTGCTGTCCATCAAGGACGAAAGAAGTGCTTTATCGTCACCGTTTGCCATAAGTAACCCTTATGTTTGCGGCACTATAGTATCACGGCTATTAGGACCCGTCCCACGGCTGGCCGTCGTTACACTTATCCTGCCATTCGATCTCCTCAAACGTCTGGATACCAGTAGGCTCGTAGTAGTCGCACATGTCGTAAACGCCATCGTTGTTTACATCACAAACTTTTTGCCACGCGGTCATGTTGAAGTTCAAGCCCTCAGACCACGGAACGTAGGTCTCACACCATTGGGGGCTTCCGAGATCGCCCTCGCCGCTTGGTTCTTGGTACACATGATCACGCTTGAGACTGGGCAACACCTTTCTCAAATCTACGTCGCCACTGCCCCATTGCTTGAAGTGGTATAGCTGAGAGTAATCGCTGACGTACACCTTCTCGTTTTGTTCGACGGTGTACTGTGTTCCATCGTCATAAAGAATGACCGTTTTTGCTGAAAGAACCATTGTAAACAAAGCCGCCATAGCCGCCACTATAGTTCTCATGATTATCTCCTCATCTGTGGAATATACGAGCCCACCCCGCGTTTTACAGAGGGTATCTTATACATGTTTCTTGCTACTGGAGCAAGGCTGCCTACGCCGCCGCCTGCGGCATACGTGGGGATCGGCTTACGATACATTTTTTTAATTTCGTCACTTAGCGGCATGTAGAAAACAGGGATGTCAGCGGAATAACCTGCCGCCTCCATTGCTTCGACATCCGCAAAACGTAAACCTGCCGTTTCAAGCTTTGTGCCATTACGCTTGGCATACTTTTCAACATAGGGCGCTAAAACTTTGTTGTAAAAAGAAAATTGACGTTTTGGGGCTGCATCCTGTCTACCGTAACGTAGGTTTTGCAAATCATCTGGCGTAAACGCCACCCCATCTAAATCTTCTTCTACCGCCTCCCTAACCAACCTTCGGAAAGACAATTCGTACCAATTATCTTTAAAAGCTGCATCTGGCAAGTCTTTCCCATAGACTTTCTTCTTAGCGTAAGCTTTTATTTCTGCGTCCGAAATGCCTAGTATTCTTTTGGCCGCTTTTGCATATTCTTGTCTATAAGTTCTTTTCGTGGCGGAGTTCTCGTTAAATTTAACACCTGTTATTTCTTCTGTTTTCTTTATTGCTTCGTCAGCAATTTTGTTAGGAATCGTACTGTCATATTTAATGTCCGGAATTTGCTCTAGTTTTTCAAGAAGCAACTCGCTTAAGGCTTCTCCGCCAATTATCTTTCCGGATTTTTTACCTTGAGCATTCGGGGCCTCTGTTTCAATCAATTCACTTACCCGCTTGGCACCTTTTTGGTGCCAATCCGATTGAATTTCGTCAATAAACAAAACTTGAACGGGCTTTCCGTTTACACGAACAGTACGTGTGTTGAAACGCATATGAGCAAAGGTGTTCAGGGGCAAGGTATGAGGAGGGTCAAAGTCAGTCCCCGTCATGGGGTCCCTTTGCGTTATAAGCGCCAAGGACCGTGGATCACTAGGTTGAGCCTCTGGCGCTAATTCTAAATTGTCGCTACTGCTACCTGTGATGTATGACGTAGGGTAAAAAGTATTTTCACCCTTATCATTTTCTAGAAATTTTTCATATACAGGCACTTCTCGTTCGTAAAGACGGTCCCTTATTTCACTTTTAGTAACTGATTTATTGTTAGTCAGAAAGACTTCTAGGTCCGAGTACAAAAGGTCCTCTTGCTTAACGCCTGCTTTTTTAATCGCCGCTAAAAATTGATTGCCGGTGCCCTTTTCTTGCGGGAGGTTTTCAACTATGTCAAATAAAGGACTTTGATACTCTATCGTGAACTTTGTGGGAAAGTTCATATCTCCCATCAAACCACCAAAATAAGTTGGATATTTATCTAATTTTCGTATCCCATACGCCTCTATAACACCGCTTCGGTATTTATCAGCGTCTTTAAAACGATTGTCATACCGCATTGCGTCTTCACGAAGTTTTGCTAACTCGGAAGTCGTCACTTCTTCTATTTTGGCGGGATACCCCAATATAGCCGCTTGATACTCGTCCATCGGGGAAAGAGCTTGCCTGGGACCGTCATAACCTTGTGGCCGTTCAACACCTAGCCTGAAAGCGTTCGCTGCGGCTATGGCGTCTTTTGAACTCTGGCTTGGCTGTTCTAAAGGGTTCAGTGATGTAGGTCTAACAAACCCTTCTTTTTCAGAAATGTAATCTTGTATGGCTAAAGCAAATTTAGACATAACGTTAGTGGAAAGACCCGAAGGCTGGTGAGTGTTATCCCTCACATTAAAACGGGTTTTCACATAAAAAGTTTTGTCTTCTCCGGTTATTGGCGAAGTGGTCCTTTTCCAAAGCGGATTACTATCATCTAAAAATTCAATTTGAAAATCTTTAAGTTCTGGGTACGCTTCTACACCGTTTGGAAAATCCACATAATCTGTGAAATCAAGGGTTGTCATACTGCCATGCACACCACCCGGACGCTTTAGAAGTTCTTCAAATTTAGACGTGTCTAAACCCCCCTTTCCAACAGCATCAATAAAAACACCCGGTTTGTTCTCAGTAACTCGGATTGCGCCCGTTTTACGATGAACCGCCGTTTCTCTACGGCCCTCATCAAACATCTTTTCGGCTTCTTTTGCCGCCTTTCCAACAGACCCCGAAGCCTTTATTCCGCCCATCATGGCCTTGCCTACACCAAGACCTAACAGGTCAAATCCAAACTCCTCTGCATATTCTCCAGCTAAAGGAGAACCTGTTATAAATTTAGCGCCCGCTCCCAGCTGCTCAGAGGCATACGCTAACGGTTCTAAAAATTCCCCTACCGCACCCAGTTGACGCTGACCTTCTTCGGTGCGTGGCATATAAGTTAAAGCTTCAGAAGTGCTTCGGTAACGGTCTAAAGCTTCGCGAAAATCAGGCTTAGTAGAATCCAACTCACCTTGCGGTATTTGAGGAATGCCCATAACCCCCATAGCGCGAGCGTCTTGAGGAGTTAATGTGCCTAATAACGTTGCAAGACCTGCAAAATAGGCAGGTCCAGAAGAAGCTAAGGTAGCCCCTGTTTCTAAAGTGCCTACGCCTTTTTCTAAAACAGAAGCCTCTGACGGTTGTTGAGCCCGTTGTTGAGCCGCAATTTCAGCAAGAAGTGCCGCTTGTTCTTCTAGCGTCATAGTTTGCTCAACAGGGCGTTCTTTTTCTAAAAATGTAAGCGTAGGGACTACCTCGCCGCCTTCATTGTAAGCAAGACCTCTATTTATGTTTCGGGCTTCTGCTCTACGTTGTTGTTCACTGCCCACACCGTGCGCCCTTGGTCCTCCAAAATCCGGACGAGAAGGAACAAAAGGCTTTGGTCCCGTCCCGGCAATGCTTTCTGGAATAGGGTTTACTGTAGCGTCTTGTACACCCCTGCCGTGCAATGTGGTTAACGGATTTACGTTCGGTGAGCCGGGCATGGGCGATGACCCCGGCGGCAAGGGTGGCTGTTGAACCAAAGAGCCTATACCACGAATCAACATACCCGTAGGACTATACGTCATGTATAGTTTTGCGGCGTCTCTTATATAATTTTCAAGACCTTCTAAGGCTGCCCCTACCGACATATATTAGCCCGCCATGGGCATGATGCCTTGTTGCATCGTGGGCCGTGGTCCGGGGGGCATCATCCCTTGGGGTGGCATACCGGGTGGACCCTGCTGGGCCATCATCTGCTGCTGCATCTGCTGTTGCATCTGACGTTGTGCCAACATTTGCAAATTACGTTGCAATGCCGCTTTGCTGCGGTCCCTGTTCAAAAAGGTCTCAATGCCTTGGCCCGTGGGCATATCCATACCGTTCATGGCTAAGGACACAATGCCACCGCTAGCCATTTTTGTCGTATCATCATCCGGCGGTAACATTCCCGCGTCATCCTCACCGGGCTCGGGAGCAGGGGTAGTTGACCTATACAAATCCGGCATCTCATCTGTCCGGAGTAATACATCCTCTTTAGTGTAAAAAACACCTTCGCCCCCGGTCCTGCCAGACGGGGCTTGACCTATGAAAAACGGACGGCCCGAGTAAGTTATGCCCGGTGGAGGCGGATTGTCTGGGCTGTACGGGTTCCCAGTAGCACCTCCCCCGACGCCTTGAAAACTAGTACCTAAAAATACTCCACCAGCAGGTAACGATGCCGCATTTACAAAAGGGTTTAACGTGTCTTGTAGCCGCATCATAACGGCAAAATTTTCGTCACTTAACCCAGAAAAATTATCTTTACTAAAATCATATCCTTTACTGGCGTCGTTAAAGCGTCTTACTAGCCAGTTATCCGTGCTGTCTTTGAAAAATTCTGTTAAAAAAGTTTGATCATATTTTTGAGGAACTAGACCCGATGCGATTAGAGCATTTATGAATTGAAGGTTGGACGTGTTTGGATTAAAGAAAACTTGACCGTCCTGAACGGTTAAGTAGTTGTATTGGTTGGCTAGGTTTTGATTTGGCAAAGCCCCTCCAGGGAGTCCCAAACCCGAAGGCATGGTCCCGCCCATCATCGTATTTGCAGCACCGTTTGACCCTATTGTTGGTAAACTCATATCAAAAATACCCGTTAAATAAAGTGCCCACGCCTGTTAAGGCTACTTTGGATACCGCCCCACCCGTGGCAAAACTAGGTGTTGAAACGTATTTGTCTCTAACATCATATGAATAAATTTTGCCGCCATCTACAAAATACATCTTGTTACCAATTCTTTGACTAGTGTAAATAGGTTCTCTTGACCTCTTGCTGCGACCACTTTCATCAACCTGATCTCCAAGGCCCATCATCGCAGCTTGTGTTTTTTGCTGCTCTTGATATTTAGTAGGGTCAATGCCAATAGGAACATAAGAAGAGTTTTCTATAGACACTTTATCATCGTCAATATTTTGATAAATAGAGCCCCGCGCGGAGTCGTAAAACGCGCCCTTACCATACTTGCCCTCTATACCACCCAAAAGACGATTAAAGTCTTCCGCGCTGACCTCTTGCCTAGATCCAACAAGAACGTCCATGCCACCAAGATAATTTCGTTTTCTATGAGCAAGCTCATCAATACCTTTTAAACGGGCCGCCCCGACATACCCTGTGGGAGGCTGTGACGTAGGTGCGGTCGTTGTTCCGGTACCCGCTCCTGTACCCGCTCCTGTACCCGCTCCTGT